CTAGCTGTCGGACTACGCGACCAGTTAAATATGAATGCGAAGAAACTACCGCGGATGGCTGACATGGAGTATCAGATCTTATGATCAGACCGTTTACCTTAGACGATCTGCCAACCATGGTTGAACTAGGAAAGATCATGCATGAGGAATCGGTTTACCGTGATCTTGACTTTGATGCGCAAAAGTTAATTGACCTAGGCCATCACTATATTGCTAACCCCGAAACTTGCTGGTCAGCTGTGGCTGAAGTTAATGGTAGAATCATAGGTATGTACGCGGGGTATATTACAGAGTACTATTTCGGTAAGGACCTAATTGCACAAGATTTGCTTCTCTTTGTTGATCCTACTAAACGCGGTGGCCTTGCTGCCGTGAAGTTGATTACAGCATTTGAGGACTGGGCTTTTGCAAGAGGTGTAAAGGAAGTATGTCCTGCGTCGTCGACAATGGTAGCTCCTGAAAGAACTGCCATGTTGTACAACTTATTAGGATATACTAACGTTGGTAGTTTATTTAAAAAGAGGAGATGATTATGTGTGGTGGCGGCGGCGGTAGTCCCCCTCCAGTACCTCCAGCACCTCCGCCTCCAGCGGCGGATAATGCTATGGTTCAGGAAACTCAAGCGAAGCAACGTAAATTAGAGCGAAATGCAGCAGGTCGTGCAAGTACCATCTTGACCGGACCTACAGGCATTAGCACCATGGATGAAATGACAAAGAAGAAAACATTAGGTTCTTCATCTTTACTAGGCGGTTAATGTGGATAATCCAAAGGATCTGGTATCAGTCATCACTGATCGGTTAGGTAAACTAACCACGATTAGGTCACCATGGGAAACCTTGTGGCAAGACTGTACTGATTATGTAAACCCAAGGCGCGGTGATTTTAATGCTGTACGCGCGCAAGGTGACCGTACTCGGTATGATCGTGTGTATGATTCAACCGCTCCTTTGGCCAATGAACAATTAGCTGCTGGTCTTCATGGTTATTTGACTGCGCCTTCTGAACAGTGGTTCAGTTTGCAAGTTGAAAAACGTATTGATGACGTTGATGACCCTACAAATCTTTGGCTACAAAATGTGGCTGAGACAATGTTTCGCGAGGTGTTTCATTCACCCTCGTCTAACTTTGGTTCCATGGTGCATGAACTATACATTGACCTAGGTGCCTATGGTACTGCGGTGATGTATGTTGAAGATCGCCCTGGTAAACCAGTTAACTTTAGAACGTATCACCTTGCTGAATGCTATATCTCTGAATCACCTGAGGGTGTCATTGATACCGTGTATCGCAAGTATAAGCACACAGCACGTCAATTAGTGCAGTTGTATCGTGATAAGCTTCCTGATAAGTTTATTGAGAATGCGTATAAAGATCCACACCAAGAGTTTACTTGCGTTCATGCAGTAGAACCACGCGATAGTTTTAATCCTGACTCTGCCCTTGCTAAGGACATGCCTTGGATGAGTGCCTATGTGTTAGAAGAAGAAAAGATTCTTCTTGATGTTGGTGGCTTTAAAGAGTTTCCATACATGGTACCACGTTGGACAAAGACCGCAGGTGAAGTGTACGGTCGTTCACCATCAATGACTGCATTGCCAGATATTAAGATGGTCAATGAGATGAGTAAGACCGTGATCAAGGCTGCGCAAAAAGCCACTGATCCACCACTCATGGTTCCTGATGATGGCTTCATGCTGCCATTGCGCACTATCCCAGGTGGTCTTAACTACTACCGTTCAGGTACCACTGATACCGTAAGACCCCTTGTTGAAGGTTTGCGCCCTGACATTGGGTTAGACTTTATTGAATCACGCCGTCAGCATATCCTAAAGACCTACCACGTAGACTGGATGCAGATGCGTGAAGGTCCTAGCATGACAGCTACCGAAGTATTGCAGCGCCAAGAAGAACGTATGAGGTTGATGGGTCCAATGGTTGGTCGGCTACAAACCGAGTTCCTAGGACCGTTGATTGATCGCGTGTTTAATATTATGAATCGTCGTCGTATGTTACCTGTTGCCCCTCCAGCAGCACAAGGACGTAATCTACGTATTGACTATGTATCACCAGTTGCTCGCGCCCAAAAGACACAACAACTATTTAGCTTCACACGGCTGTTAGAGACACTAGTCCCACTGGCAAATGTTAAGCCTGAGATCTTTGATAACCTCAATGCTGATGGTACGGTTCGCTGGGCACACCGATTGTTAGATGCCCCCCAAGAAACCTTACTGTCTACTGAAGAAGTTGCTAAGATTCGTGAGGGCCGCGCCCAACAGCAACAACAAATGCAAGCTGTTGCGACCGGCCGCGAACTGGCTGCCACTGCTAAGGATGCTGCTAACGCGGCTGCCACTGCACCAACCCTTGGTGAGCAACCACCAAATCAAGGCGTTGAGCAACAACCGATGGGACCAATGCAATGAAATCGCAAGACTTAATGAAGTTGCACGATTCTTATAAGATTATTTTTTCCACACCTGATGGCGAGCGAGTATTAGACCATCTATGCAAGATTAGTTTTCTTGCTGATACAAGTTACGTAGCAGGTGATCCCTATGAGACAGCGCACCGTGAAGGTCAGCGCCGTCTTGTACTTAGCATCTTGCGGTTTTTGGAAAGAGACCCAAGACAAATCATGAAACAAATGGAGGCACTACAAAATGAGTGAAGTAGACACAGGGTCCGTAGTAAATGATGGTGGCGCATCCACTGCACCAACCGTCGCAACGGGCAGCTCGAGTGGTTCTATCGATTGGCGTTCAGCTCTCGACGAGGGCTTAAGGTCTGATCCTACTCTAGCTGATATTAAAGACTTAAATGGTCTTGCAAAATCTTACGTCCACGCACAACGCATGGTTGGTAAGGATAAGCTAGTTATCCCAGGAGAAGGGGCTGATCCTACTGAATGGGATTCTTTCTACGAGAAACTAGGTAGACCTCAAGATGCTAAGTATAATTTAGATGCTTCAGGCATTATCCCTGAAGGTATGCCCTTTCAACCTGAAGCCGTTGACCACTTTAAAAAGATATTTCACGAAGCTGGTCTATCACAAAAGCAAGCTGAAACTGTATTTAAAAACTACATGCAGTTTGCCGGTGAGCAACACACTAACATGATGACTGCTGGTCAGCAGCAACGTGAACAGTGGGTCACTGACGTTAAAAAAGAATTTGGCAAAGCTTATGACCAAAAGATTGACATGGCTGTAAGAGCTGTTGATACCTTTGGCGGCGAAGATATGAAGAAGTGGTTAAATGAAACTGGGCTTGGCGACAACCCAATGTTCATTAAAGTCTTTTCTAAGATTGGCGAGAAGATGCAAGAGTCATTAACCCAACCAGGACAAGCAGGCGGCTTCACATTAACCCCTGATGCAGCAAGACAAGAGATTGCAAGAATGCAGCGTGATGATAAGTTTATGGCAGCTTACTTAAGCCCAGCAACTGAAGGCCATGCCGAAGCTGTTAAGAAGATGCACGAACTGTTTGGGTTTGCGTATCCGGAAGAAATCGGATCTTAAAAAAAGTTTAACTAGTTTACGGTTTTACTGTATTATGCTAGTAACGGGGAACCCGCAAGGGTCCGGTGGCATCGCCTAGCCAGAAGGGTATGTGGGGGTCCGTTTGGGCAACCTCTGCGAGCACTGTATTTAACTTTAACTGATATAAGGAGGACATATGTCCATTCAAATCACTACAGCATTTGTACAGCAGTACCGTGCGAACGTAGAACACCTTGTTCAGCAAAAAGGTTCACGCTTGCGCCCGCTGGTTCGAGCTGAATCTCAGAACGCTGAATTTGACTTTTATGATCGTATTGGGGCTACATTGGCCCAAGAAGTAACAGGCCGTCACCAAGATACTCCGTTGATCAACGTTCCGCACGATCGTCGTCGTTGCTCTTTGCGCGATTTCGACTGGGCAGATCTAATTGATCGTACAGATCGTATCCGCATGTTGATTGACCCAACCTCACCTTATAGCCAGAATGCTGCTTATGCATTAGGCCGTAAGATGGACGAAGTCATTCTAGATGCTGCTTTTGCATCCGTTTCCACTGGTAAGACTGGTTCATCCACTGTAACATTCCCAAGCTCACAACAGATTGCAGTTGATTATGTTGAGTCTGGTGCTGCTGCAAACTCTGGTCTAACCATCGGTAAACTACGCAGAGCTAAGCAAATCCTGGATGCTAACGAAGTAGATCCGACAGAGCGTCGCTATGTTGCTGTAACGGCAAAGCAAATCAACGACCTGTTAAGAACTACTGAAGTTACTAGTGCAGACTTTAATACAGTCCGTGCTTTGGTTCAGGGTGAGCTTAATAGCTTTATGGGTTTTGAGTTTGTCCGCACCGAATTGGTTAGAACTAACGCTTCTAGTCACCGTCGTTGCTTGGCATGGGCACAAACAGGTTTGTTGATCGCGGTTGGTAGCGACATCACTGTTGATATCGGTCCACGTCGTGACAAGCGCAATTCCACCCAAGTCTACGTTTCTGCTTCATTCGGCGCAACCCGTATGGAAGAAGAAAAAGTAGTTGAATTAATTTGCGCTGAATAAGGAGAACAGACATGGCTACTTTTAATTCCACTGAATACGCTAACAACGTTGCAAGTCCACCTGTAATGAACGATGTGTGTGACGAGCACGGTCGGGTTCGTGTTATGTCGTTTACCTACACTCAATCGGGTGCAGGTACGGCGGGTGACACGGTAATCCTTTGCAGTTTGCCAGGCGGTAACCTTCGCGTTATTGGCACATCCACAACATACTCAGCTTTTGGTGCCTCACGTACCATTAAGCTCGGGCATGCTGCGTATGTGAACTTAGCAAAGACGACTGTTGCAGCAAGCACCACTGCGTTTTTAGCGTCAACATCTA